ACTTATGAGATTGAAAGAAAAGAGGTGGTGATAAGTGGTCTACAAGCAGACCTACGAGGAACGCAGAAGTTTTGGCGAAGCGCTCCGAAGACGGAGGCTGTCGCTGAGAGTGTCCCAAGCAGTGCTGGCTGGGGAGGCGGGGATATCTCCAAACACGATATCACAGTATGAGGTCAACGGCATGGGCATCACTTTGCTGACAGCGTTGAATATTATCGATGCTCTTGATTGGAGTCTGGAGGAATGGGAAGAAGATGCCTCCCGCTTGCTCGCAAATGATAGCTGGAGGCGTGCCAACAGGAGAGGAAAGAGGGAACATGATGATGACCACCGTTCCTGACTACAACCTTGAACCTCCAACTCCGCACAAATATCCATCCTGCCCAATGTGTGGAACGGAGTTGTATGACTACGTTGTTATGGATTGTTGCGGCGACATCGTTGGGTGCAGTGAATGTACAAAAACGCTTGATGTCTATGAGTATGAGGCGGTGCTTGTCGATGAAGAATACTAAAAAGAAATCGCCTCACATCGGCATGATTCTGGAGCAGCGCGAGTGGTGTTACCACAACGAACTTGGCAAGTGGCTGCAAGACCATCCAAAAGCTACGCCTCCAGAAATTGATGAAGCGCACAGGAGGCTCGCAGAAAAATGGAAAATATAGTCGATAACTATGGTTTCGTTTACGAGGTCGTTTCCTCGTATCGGAATGGGTACAAAATTTTGTACCAAGTTAAAGGCGCAACCCCTTGCCCGTGGATTATCCGCGAACCAACAGGGTATATGCAGCGCTTCAGAAGCGAAGTAGACCTCTGGCATTACGCATTAGACAAGAAAATTTTAGAAAGAGAGGGTAAGGACGATGGGTGAAGCCATCCTTGTTTACGGGAAGAGCGGCAGCGGGAAATCCCGCTCCCTGCTGAATTTCGGCGAGGACGAAATATTCCTTGTAAACACTATCGGGAAGCGGTTGCCGTTTTCCAAAAAGTTCAAATACGAACTCCGCACGGACAGCATTGAAACCATCAAAGCAAAGCTGAAAGCGATGCCATGCAAAACAGCAGTGATTGATGACGCAGGATACCTGATGACCAACACATTCATGCGCTCCCACGGCAAGGGCGACCAGTTTGCTCTGTACAACCAAATAGGGGACACGATGTGGGGTCTGCTCCGTTGCATCAAACTCGATTTGCCAGATGATGTACTTGTGTACATCATGATGCATGAAGAGTCGGATGACTTCGGGAATACCAAGCTGAGAACAATCGGTAAACTCCTTGACCAAAAGGTCTGTTTGGAGGGCATGGTTACGATTTGCCTCCACTGTGTTGCCAAGGGCAAAGATCACGTTTTCGTAACCAACAGCAACGGTCTTGGCATCGAGAAGTCCCCAGAGGGGATGCTGGAAAACGAAGAGGTTAATGACCTCAAAGAAATTGACACAAAAATCAGAACATTTTGGGGTATTACGCCCGCAAAGGAAGAAAACAATGGGAAGTGATAATGATTCATTTGATTATGTCGGCACATTTGTCCCTATGACAGCGAATTTGTATGATTGTTACATCAAATGTGATGTATCCACGCAATTGCTGTTCAGAGGACTTGATCAGACTGGAGTGCTGAAATTGATGCAGCTTGTCAGAGATGCTGTTATTTACAAAGACTATACCAAACCCGAATACCGCAAGGTGTCTCTTATGGTAGAGACGCATGAGGAAGCCGATGGCAACGACAACGAGTAGTTGCACATCCTATGCCGAGCGCTGGGTAAACATCTTCTTCACGGACGAAGAAGTGTGCTGTAAATACTGCCCGCTGCTTGAAACATATGCCCGGAAGCAGTGCCGCAGGACGGGGGAGTACATAACCAATGATAACACTGTTGGATATTGGTGTCCTCTACTCAAGCCTGACGAACATGGTCAGTTCACAAATCCAATGACAGGGGAGGTGCTTCAAGTATGAAAATATTTGATCTTCATGTCGGGTCACAGCGTTTACGTTCTTTGCGTGAACAGAAAGGATTAACACTTGAAGAAGTGGCATCAGCAATTGATTGTTCATCAGTAACAGTTAAATTGTATGAATATCTTGGTAGAAACGTTGATTACGACAGAAAAGATGCATACGGAGGCATGAGAATTGAAACATTGTGCAAACTCGCTACTTTATTTGATGTAGACCCCGCATACCTTTTGGGGATGGAGACATCATGGTACAGCCCATTAAAATAACAAACATAAAAGGAGATATAAAATATGATTTCTAAACCGAGCAACTATGACAATATTAATGAAAATGGCGCTTCCAGCAAACTGCCGATGGGTGGCTACGTTGCCATCATCCGCAAGGTCACTGATGTGCAGGATAAGCAGTACCTTGAAATCGAATATGACATCGCTGAGGGGCAGTACAAAGGTATTGCCGTGGACGCTTATGAAGCGCTGGGGAAGTGGATTCACAACTTCAGAGTGTATTATACAGAAAAGGCACTCTGGCGGCTGAAGAAATTTATCTCCCGCGTTGAGCAGACGAATCCCAACTTTCAGTTCGATTGGAACAACCCGCAGTGCTTAGTGAATCGCGGCATCGGATTGGTAATCGGGTATAGGCAGTATTGGAAAGATGACGGGGCTCTCAAAGAAGCGCTTGATGTGCAGGACTTCTGCACTGCTGGCGATGTGCGCGAGGGCAATTTGCCCAAAGCGCCTGAGTGCAGAGCGCCGAAAGACCCGCCCCCTGCACCCGCAATGGAAACGCTGCCTGATGCTTCGGAAGACAATCTGCCGTTCTGATTAATTGGAAACTTTAAGTCAGAAACTAAAAGTTTAACAAAGGAGGAGTCACTTGACAGTATATGAAGATGTTGGAAACAAGATAGGTCAGCACGACAACATCTCTGCTTGGTGCGAAGCAAACGGCGTGACGATACGGAGGCAGAAACTCAACACTGGGGACTACTGCCTCCCGCCCCGTGTGTCTGTGGATACCAAGAAAGGGATGCAGGAGGTCTACCAAGACATCGTAAACGATCACGACCGCTTCCGCGCAGAGTGTATCCGAGCGCAAGATGACGGCATTCTGCTGGTGATTCTCATCGAGGACGAAGAGATTGGCTGCCTTGAGGAAGCCAAGCACTGGCAGAACCCTCGCCGAAAGAAATGGGAGCATGACTATGCGTTCGTTGCGAGGGCGCAAGAGAAAGGGAAGATGCTTAACCACAAAATCCCGAAGCCTCCAGTGCCATCTGATCGGCTGGTCGGGATGATGGAAGCAATGACCATGAAGTACGGAGTTGTCTTCACGTTTTGCCATCCAGACGACACTGGAGAAACGATATACAACATTCTAACCACATGGAGGTGAGAAGCAATTGCTGGACAAATCATAAGCTACGATGCCGCAGATGACATCGCGGAGGCAATAAAGGGCTTTTCAGTTGATGACCTGATTGCTGCCGCTCCATCTGTGTGTTCCATCCTAGACCTTGCCGAGCGGGCAACTGCCCAGTCTCTCTTCCTTGCGAGGGCGCAGGAGTTGAAAGCTAAACCATTGTTGAGCAAAATCTTCTCTGCCTACCAGCGCAAAGAGAAGCAGGAAAACATGGAATCGGTCAGGCGATACAATGAGGCACTATATCAAAGCAACGATGTGCCTTTCCTTGAAGTTGATACCGAGGGGAAGCCAAAACCTACCATCTTCAACTTCAAGAGCATTATGCTCAAGAAAGACTTCTACGCGAACGTGCGGTTCAACGTCCTTGCCAATTATGCAGAGAGGCACATTGTGACCGTAAAGAACGGCAAAGAGGCGGTGACCATCCGCAGATGGACAGACGCGGACGAAGCGCTCTCCAAGGAATATATCGAGCAGGAGTTTGGCATCTATTCCGACAAGAAGCACTATGATGCGCTTCGCATCCTCTTCCAAGAACGCAGCTACAACCCTGTTCTGGAAATCCTGCAAAACCTCCCGCCGTGGGATGGAGTTGACCGCTGTGAATGCTTCCTGACGAAATGGGCGCTGGCAGATGATACTCCCTATGTCCACGAATGTTCCCGCCTGATATTTGCCGGTGGCATCTGGAGGATGATGCTTCCGGGGTGCAAAATGGACGATGTGGTGGTGCTTATCGGAAAGCAGGGCGGCGGCAAATCGAGTCTTATCCGTTTCCTCGCCTTGCATGACGATTACTTCGGCGAGATAAAGACGGTCGAGGGCGACAAGGCGACAGAGCAGTTGGCAGGGAAGTGGATTTGTGAGATCCCCGAGTTGGCTGCGTTCACAAAAGCACGCGAAGTTGAAGCGGTAAAGGCATTCATCACACGCCAGAAAGACAGCTATCGCAAACCATATGACCGCAATGTTGATGACAGACCAAGGCGCTGCATCTTTGTTGGCAGCACAAACAATCCGAACTTCCTTGTTGACCTAACAGGCAACCGCCGCTTCTATCCCGTCCAGACCCGCAGCGTTGGTTATGAACTTTTCAAACGTGAAAATGAATGCCGAGATTATATTGCTCAGTGTTGGGCAGAGGCACTTGTAAAGTACAATGAGGGGCGTATGCCAAACTATGCCAACGAAGCACTTGTGGAGGAATATCGGCGGGCGCAGGAGAATGCAACTCAGGATGACTGGCGCATTGGCGCTATTGAGTCATATCTGGATGACAAGGCGGTCAATGATTTCGTTTGCGTTAAAGAATTAATGGAATGCGTTTTGTCTCCAGACAAAGATCATCCATTGAACCCTACTCCACGCGATAGCAAAGATATTGGCATCATCATGTCCCGCATGGACGGTTGGGAGAAGACTGATCTGCGCCGATATACTGCAAAATATGGGCGACAGCGCGGATGGATAAAAACAAGCGAATCTGAGCCGAAGCCAGAAGATTATGTACGATCAGGAGATTTGCCGTTCTGATGGACATAGATGAAGCGAAACGCCACAAGGCGATAATGAATGCCGCGATGAGGGCAAAGTGGTCAAAAAGTGTGCTGCGAGAATGCCCTCATCCCGGCGTAAAACAAACATACGGGACTGCCGAAGTGCCAATCTGGATTTGTTTCTCATGCCAGTATGTGCATCGATATCAGTGGCACGGAGGCGTATCCTGTGATTACGAGGAGGAAATATGATTGAAAATAATATAAGCATTGATGCTTATATACACAGATTAATTTTGGCGTATATGAGAAAAGATTCTGGGGAAGAAATTCGTACACTTAACATTCTTGATAAAGTCGGAATGGGAAAATATGATGCACTTGAAGTTGCAATGAATATGCTTCCAGATGTTGTAATTGAAAAAGGAGGTCAATGATAGAAGATCATAACAATTTAGAACAAAACGACATAATCGATACAATGACCCCCGAAGAGTTCCATGCATACAACGTCTTGCAGACACTTATCGTCCTGCTCGACAACCTCTACTGCACCATCTTTGTTGTGTGCATTACGTTCCTGACATGGAAGATCGGCAATTGGAAGCTGATGTGGTTTTATTTGCTTCCTGTGATCGCGTACCTCGCAGTGTAGGAGGGCGCTATGACAAAATCAGAGCAGCTTGCAAAATATATCCCCAACCAAGGGAATGACCCTCTGGACAAAGAGTGCGGGCGGCGCATTATTGAACTCATCAGGAAGCGCGGTCTGAAGCACAAGGACGCAGTGAAAATACTTGGGTGGACTACAACCACGCTGTATTCGTACACAAGCGGTCGCAAGCGGCTGCGGATTAACCGCTTTGCCCAACTCGTAGACGGTTTGCAGTTGAAGCAGTCGGAGGTAGTGTATCTGCTGGAAGTGTACTGGGAGGATGACAATGGGTGATACAACAAGAGAAGCATATATCAAGAAGATTAATGAGGTGCTTGAGGACAGTGCAAAAAGCTATTTCCTTGATACCAAGACCGACTTAATTGCGTATGCGATTGTGTATGCGCTGTGCTGGGTTGCAGAGGAATTGCACGAAGCGAACAAGAGGTGCAAAGATGGCTGAGTATATCGAACGGCAAGAAGCAATTGACACTGTTGCTTGGTACAGAGAAGACCCAGACGGTGTAGACCATGCATTGCAAAGCATTATGAATATTCCTGCCGCAAACGTTCAACCCGTCATTCACAGCACTTGGGATAAGCATGGATATTCTTGCCCGTGTCTTAACTGCGGATATGATTTTGGATACGCTGGAACGCCTATTGAGGTAAAGATGAAGTATGAGTTCAAATACTGCCCAAGTTGTGGCGCGAAGATGACTTGGAAAGGCGGGAAAGATGGCTGAGTATATTGAACGTGAAGCGGTTCTTGATATATTGGCAAGCAAAAACGCCCCTTGGGATGCGTATGTGAAAGTAAGCCAGTTGAGGTTTGCAGACGTTGTGCCTGTGGTGCATGGAAAGTGGGTGTATGACGAGAATGGAATGGATTGGAATATCCCTGCTTGGAGATGTAGCGAATGCGATGCAGTACACCCTGCACTTCCAACATTCTGCGGAAAAGAAAAACTGCACTTGTTTGTTGGAAGTAAATTCTGTCCTAACTGCGGTGCAAGAATGGACGGTTGACACGATGGCTGACGATTTGAAAAAGAAAACACACAAAGACTATACTGCATGGGATTTGAATGTTCCACAGACAGTCATTGTGAAGAACAGACAGAAACTCGAAGCAATATTCAAACGTAAGGCAAGAAGAAAAATGAAACAGGAACTAAAGGAGGATGACAATGGCTGATGTTTTGATCCGTGGCATGGAAATGCCGACAAGCTGCAATGATTGCAGATTTGCGGTTGATGGTTGGTGCTATGTCGTTCCGCCAACAGACAGACAGCCAAAGCTTAACTATGAAGTTAGAACAAATTGGTGTCCTCTCATCGAAGTGCCGCCGCATGGGGATTTGATTGACATAAATGCGTTGAAACTTGCGATAGTAAACGTTGACTATGTGAACAAGCATGATTATTTGAAAGGGGTTTTGAACGCAATAAACAATGCTCCAACCATCATCCCTGCTGACAAGGAGAGCGAGGCATGAGTTGTCCATATTGTCATGGAGACAGAGAGGGTTTCTTTGCATCGTTAGATAGAAAAGGTCATGTGTTTGTTATGTATCCAAATGTAATGAAATTTAAATTTAAAGGAGATCAGTATTGCTTTTGGATAAACTACTGCCCTATGTGTGGAAGAAAATTGAAAAAGGACGGTGATGCCAATGTACCCTAACGGGAATCCTCACATAATGCTACCATGCCCCAATGATGGGGCAGAAGAAGTCTATGATGAATATTATGATACCGCAGGAAACTACCATTATACAGGAGTTAAGACAGGACATCATGTGATTAGATTTGAAGGGATGGAGCAAAACAACAATGGATAAAGAAAAAGAATATGTAAAGATCGAAGTCGGTGCGTTCTATCGTTTCACGCATATGCTTGAAACGCTTATAGAGTATTCCATTAATAACCAGAGTGAATATGATGTACTTCATGAGATGTTAGTAGACTTCGAGCATGAAGTGATGGTAGACACATATGGTGAAGCATGAAGTGCGATAACTGTAAATACTATGATTGGTATTACGATTTCTGTAATAAGTGGAAATGTGAAGTAGATGCCAGAGAAGTACACGATTGTTTTGAGGAGGGCGAGTGATGTACGAAGACCTGATAAATCGGCTGAGAGCGCAAGCAGATGCGGAACGATTTTTCAGCGGAGAAAAAATGCTGTATGACGAAGCAGCCGATGCCATAGAGGAACTGAGCAAACTACACGAAACTCAAAAGAAAAACCTATCTGTGCTTACGGATGCCTATATGAAGAGTTGGATTCCCGTGGCGGAGCGGTTGCCAAACGGAAATGGTGAATATCTCGTTTCAGGAAAGGACAAAGTTTGGGTGTGTGAGTTTATGATACTTGGTGACGTAGGTGGTTGGTGCAATAGTGCAATAAATCCATGTGTGAAATATTGGATGCCACTACCAGAACCGCCAAAGGATGGTGAGACATGAGTGTAACGTGTGATAAGTGCAAACACGCAGAAGAGAGTAATACTGCTGAGGGTGATTATTTCTGCACACGGTATAAAATCATTTGTTCTGGAATATTGGGGTGTGATCTTGGTTATCCAAAGATGAAAACCAACTCAGATAGAATCCGTAGCATGACGGATGAGGAATTGGCATCGGTAATTACAGACGATTGGTGTGAAATAGTTTGTGGCGAAACTGATTATCTTTGCAATAATGGCACTTGTGAACAGCACGTTTTGAAGTGGCTGAAAGAAGAGGTGAAACATGAACACACTTAAAATCTTATTTCCCGCACTGATGGTTATCGGTGCAGCAGGAAGCCTCTTGGTAAACATCGCAACCAAGGGTGAGTTTGCAATCAGCTTGCAGTGGATTGGGGCGTGTCTGCTGTACACCGCCTTGTTGTTGAGGAATATGGGATGATCAACTGTAAACATTGTAACCAAACGAAAAATTGCTGGTTTGCTGGCGAAGACCACGAAAGAGAGGAATGCAGACAATATATCCCAACAACAAACGCTGAACGAATCCGCAGGATGTCGGATGATGAATTGGCGTGCTTCCTTGCTGATGCATATGCTTTGGGGGCGGTGCAAGAAAAGTGCAGTGCGAGAGCATGGAAAAGATGGTTAACAGAGGAGGTCAAAGCATGACAGGAATTAAAAGCAATGGCATCTTGCTTGCCGTCCGCAGACTTCCAGACCACAAACGCCCAGTATTGACGGTATCAATCGAGAATGAATGTGTCAATGAGATGTATGTTGTCGCTTCGTTCAGCAGCGAAGAGAAAGCGAAGTGGACAGAGGAAATGCTGGAGGCGATGTTTGCACAATACCCAGAAGTGGGGGATACATCCAATGAAGATTGACGAAAACACCATTAACCACAATGCTCTCCTCATCATCGAGAAGAACATCACAACCTACACTTACGAATCGGCTGGCAAAGAAGATGATATTCTTCGTGCCATGAACCTTGCTTACATCAATGGAGTTGTTGAATTTGCAGACGCATTAAAGGAGGCACTGAAATTATGAGCGTCTATATTATCCTGACAGCGTGCTTTGTAGGAACATATGTCCTTGGCGTTGTAGTAGGGAGGTTGTCAACGAAATTATGATTCATACTGTTTCTGTTAAAACGATAGATGCCACAGAGTGTTTGCTTGATGTCCAGTTTGACGGTGTGCCTTTCGGAGACAAAATCGAAATGCTTACCGTCTTTATGGAAGCCGGGAAAATACCGCACATGATGATTTCTGTGCCGTTTCTCAATCTTGAAGTAGATGGGGTAAACGCAAACGTGGACATTTACGATCGTAAACGTGAAGACTTTGTTACAGTTGATGCAGACGAAATCCAACACGTTGCCTACGATGATGCCCAGCTTGGGAGGGAGAAGTGATGGAAGAATTAAAACCTTGCCCATTTTGTGGTGGAAAAGCGAAGTTAGAATTTACCAATCCAGAGTGTACTTGTAATTACGTTTCAATTGACTGGTTTGTGACTTGCGCAAAATGTCACTTTTCGGTAAGAAGACGTACTGATTATGTTATGCGCCAAAACGGAGAATTTGACCCGGTAGTAGATGGCAGAACTGATCTTATGCGATTCTGGAACGGGAGGGCAGAAGAATAGC